GTCTTCGCGTTCGATCAGCACAGCATTCAGCCATATCGCCTCCCACCTCCAGTCTCCCTCTCGACGGATCTCCATCCGCTCGGCATTGGTGAGCCGCAATTCGGGGGTGTCAGTCGACATGGGTGGGATCATCAGTGCTAATTTCACTTGCCACCCACCTTCTCGATAACTGCCGCGCCGACTAAGCAGGCGCCAGCGATTGCACAGAGACAGCACAAGAAAGCCAGAACGGCGGCCAATGGCGGGGAGAGCGCCCACCACCACGACCAGTCGATCACCCCGCCCAACTTCAGGCCGATGAACAGGAGGGCCAATGCGGACCCGAACGTCATTCCGCCTTTTGTCGCGTCTCCGGGCTTGTCGCTCATGTCGGTCCTTTCTCTTTGGGTTACAGAGACGGCTGGTTACGGGTTAGCGTTAACTGGCTGTATAGAAATCTATATCGGGAACGAAATCTATACAAGTCTGGATCGTCAGATTCCGTATAGATTCTGAAAGTTTTTCCGGTTCGGGTTGCAATCAACGCCCGGCCTGCTATCGTTTGGGTATCCATACGGTCCCAATGGCGGCGGGAACCCCATTCGGTTGACAGCATTGGATACCGCGCCAGCCATTCTCGTGCTTGCGTTGATCGTCGCTGCGTTCGCCTGGTGGGGCTACCGTCGAACGTTGTCGCTGATCCGCGCCATTCCCCATACCCGCGAACTTTGCGACGTCGGCGAGGCGACTGTCCAGATCGGCGAGGATGGGATTGTCCAGAATGCCAATCCGGCGGCTGTCATGCTGTTCGGATACAAACTGGGTGAACTGGTTGGCGAGAACGTTAAACTACTGATGCCGGAACCGTACCATTCCGCCCATGATGGGTACATTGCGGCGTATTTGAAAACAGGGGAAAAACGCATTATCGGCGTCGGGCGGGATCTGATAGGACGTAAAAAGGACGGAACGCTATTCCCGCTGCGGTTGACGATTTCTGAAATCTGGGACGCGTCCGGCGAACATCGCGTATTTGTTGGGACCTGTCGGGATATCAGCACCCAGAAATGGGCGGAACTACAACGGGTTGCAGGGGGCGAAAATGCAGTCAGCGTTTCTGCTCCTGGCGGCTGATCCCGTCGATTTGTCTGTCTGGGATGGATTCACGAAGCTCGTTGAAAAATTTGGATGGGCCGGAGCGATAGTCGTTGTTTTGCTGGTCGGGTTGATCAAATACGGACCAACCGTGATCAATGCCCAGATTACGCTAACAAATACCGCGACGGAGCACATCAAACAGAATGCCCTGAATCTGCAACGACTGGCGGATAGTTATGAGCGGACCGTTGAGGCGTCGCAGAATCAAATTAACAAAAATCAATCCCTGTTGCGGATCACCAAAATCCTGTTGGTGGGATTTGAGGGACTGCCGCCCGATAGGATTCGCGAGATAGAACGTCATGCGGCGGCAATTGATGCATTGCTGGGCCATTATTACGACAACAGTAGTTGAGATAACCCGGACGCTCGCGGGGCCAAAAATGATAGCAGTGGATCGCGTATTTTTGCGGCTGGAACGGATCATGGTTCCGGCCCTGTTGTTGGGAATTGCGCTGGTTTTGGCATATACCGGCGGGGGGCGGGCGTCGCTGGAGGCTGCCGGCCGGTTGGAATCGGAAAAAATCAGGGTCAATCAGGTACTGTCGCAGCAGTCTGAAACGAATGCCCAGATGCGGGAGGCGCTGCTTCAAATTGCCCAGGCGATGAAATTGATCCATGAGGGCAATGTTCGGGCGCGGGACGAATCCCGCGAGACGCAAAAACTTCTGGTTGAACTGCTGGCGGAACTCAAAAAGGATAAATAAATGGGATGTCCGGAGCTGTTGGCTGCGAAAACTCAGCAGCAGGAGTATATCGATACCACCGAAACGACGATTGCAAATTTGAACACGTCGATCACTGTTCAAATTATCGCGATCTATGGGGCGGATACGAACGCCCCGGTACCCATTGATGCGCAGGCGGCCGGAACTAAGGCCGCGGAATACATGATGACGAACCCGGGACTGGCCGGGATGTATTCCTGGCTGGTCTCGTTGTACGCGGGCCGCGGGATCCAGCAGGCGTTGCTGGATTCCCTCAATGTCGGCATGGTTGCCATTCAACAGTCAATCGATAACGCAGGGTGCGAATGATGGTTGCCGACGGCAAAAAACTTTCGGATTCAGTCAATGGGCTGGGGCGATCGTTTGAGCGGTATGGTGCCCCGTCAGCGATTTTGTCAATCTGTTTCGTTTTTTTCGGTTGGTGGATGATCTGGATTTACAAGCCAGACCACGATCAGGATCGCATTGACAGAAAACTTTCCGCCGAGGCCGCCATGAAGGTGGCGACGGCCGTTGAGGATCAGACGGATTTGATGCGCGACATAAAGGGGGGGCTGTCGGACATCAAGGTAGGGACTGAGGAATCCCATCGCCTGCAGAAGGAAACGCAAACGTTGATTCGCGAGCAGAACACTTCCCTTGGTTCAGTTCTGCTCGAAATTAAAAAGACGAACCAGGCGCTACGCGGGCCGATTAAAACATCCCCAATGCCGCCGTATGACGACGGCCAAAACTAAACCGTTTCATTCTATTCCGAGGATAGACAAATGCCCCCTACGACCCCAGCAGCCCCGCAGGCCCTTTCGGGTTTTACATCCAGGTTCGAGACTGAGGCCAGGAAATCGTTTCCGCAGCTCGATCCGGCAATTACTACGACGCTGATTGATTTTCTGATGGGGCTGGTGACGGGCTGTACGCAGCAACCGACGCCTGAGGAGGCGGTTGCCCGGGTTAAGGCGTTGGGACCATTTCAGCAATCTGCCCTCCGGGCGCGATTCGCCCGCCGGGTTCGAGCGGACAAAATTAAAAACCCTGATGCGAATGCGACGGCCGCCATTAACGCTGTCGTGTCCGTGGCCAGGGCATCTACGCCGCAGGAACAGATTGATTTCGCGGCGTCGCTGCTGCCGTTCCAGGACCCCGACAACTTCGACATTTTCTGATCGTTTCGTTTCCGCCCATTGATCGATTTTCACCGAGGGAAAATCATGCGACGAATGCTTCATCTTGCGTTTCTGTTCTGCCCATTATTGTTCATGCCGGCGGCGATGGTTGGACAGGACGATGGGGCAGAACCCGTTACCGTCATTCAGCCGCGGCGAATTCACCGGCCGGCCGCCAAATCCGTTGCGGCGGAGACGGATATTTCTGCCGTGGTATCCACGACCCCGTCAGAAACGGCGCCGGCCGGATCATTAATCAAACTGGACGCATCCGCGACGGATGCCCAGGCGTTCAAATGGATTCTGGTGGGGGCGTCCCCGGGAATGTTCGACGTCGCGGAAAATGGACGGATCGCCTATTTTGCCAGCCCGACGCCGGGTAAATACACGTTCATTCTGTCCATCGCGAAATGCGGGACAGACGGGACGCCGTCGATTTCGCAGGTTGAACGGACGATCGTTCTGACGGGGGCGGTTGTCCCGGGGCCTGTCGATCCTGTCAAACCCGTCGATCCGGTTAAACCGATGCCCGCCCCGCTGCCCCCGGGACAATACGGCCTGGCGGAATTGACGCGGCAGGCTGTTATTTCCACGCCGGGGATCGATCGAAAACTGGCCCAGAAATTGGGAATGGATTTTGGGTTTGTCGCTAATCGCATCCGTACTAAACAGCTCGTGACATTTGCAGATGCGAACGCGGAACTGAAATCCAGAACGCAGGCGACGCGGAACGGCGTTGAACAGGCATGGATGCCCGTAACGAACGCCATTGGCGCCGCGTTGAATGATCTGGTTCAAACCCGAAAACTCGCGACAACGGATTTGATGGCGGTTGCAACCGCCTTCGAGGAAATCCGTACGGGCCTCGTTGCCGCGGGGGACCAATAACTATGCCCCTGGATAAATCAAAACTCTGCGGGGCGGTTTATATCCCCGCAGAGGAAACGGTTTTCAAACGATCACTGGCAATTAAAACCTACGGCGATCTGCCCCGGGAATCTGGCCGTGGTAAGAAGCGGTTTTTCTGGCCGTATCAGCGTACCGTTCTGGGTCGGGATTTCGAGGAAATTCAAACCGGCCCGACGTGCGTTTCCAAGGGAATTCAGCGCTCGGCGATGATGTTGATGTGCATCCGCATTGCCCTGAAGGGGATGCGGGAGCAGGTCCCCGGGATTATTGCGTCCGAACCGTTGTATGGGCTGGGGAGAAATGAAATCGGCCGGGGGCGTCTTAGGAACAACGGCGGTCTAGTCGTTTCCTGGGGCATCAAGGCCGCGATGCAGTATGGATTTCTCTGGCGTCAGAAATACGGCGCCATTGATTTAACCCAGTATAACGACAATCTCGCTGAGTATTGGGGACGTCCCGGCGTAGGGATTCCCGATCAACTGGAACCCATTGCCCGGGAATTCCCATTACTGGACGCGGCGCCGGTTACGACATGGGATGAAATCTGTACCGCGTTGTACAACGGGGAACCGATCGTCGGGGGTTCGAATCAAATTTTCGAACGTCGGGCGTCGGATGGATATCTGATTCAAACGATGTCCGGCGGGCACTGCACGACGATCGACGGATACGACGATTCGATTTCCGATCCATACGTCGTGTACAACAACGGTTCCTGGCCCCCGATTCCCGGGATGCGGATTGAGGATTGTCCGCGTTGCGCGGGGCCGTTGCGTCGGCGGAAAATGGAGGAGATGCTGGATGAGGGCGAATGGTATGCCGTCAGCGATATTAAGGGCATGCCGGCGCAATCCGATGAACTCGATAAATTCGATATTTTCTAAATCATGAACGCAATCATCCTTGCCGCCGCCCTGGCGGGACAATTTGATCTGTTTGACGATCCGACGCAGAAATTCGATTTATTCGATGCGTCGGTAAAATCTGCGCAGGCGGAACTGGATACCCGCCCGTTTGTGGTTCTTTATTCGGCGCCGGGTTGCGTTCCCTGCGAACGCGCTAAGAAATTGCTAGAGGCTGGGGCGATTCCTGAAATTCGGCTGGTTGTTCAGAAGGATAAACCGGACTGGGTTCAATCGACCCCGACGTTGCATTACAGCACCGCCGCCGGGCCGCGGCAATTCCCTCTGTATCGGTACAGTCAGGATGACCAGATTACCGGCCTTGCGAATTTTCGACGGGACGAGGTCCCGCTGATAATTTCCGGACGGGCCGGGACGAATGTCGGCCAATCTCCAACGCCGATCCCCGAAATCCGTCGTGTGTTGGCCCTATTGAATCCGCAACCCCACGAGACGTTTGTCGATTTTGGTTGCGGTGATGGCCGCTGGTTGATTGAGGCGGCGCGGATTTACAATTGCCGCGCTGTGGGTATTGAAATCGATCCGCTGCAGGTTGATCGTGCGCGTCGGGCGGCAGACGAGGCTGGGGTATTCGGCAGGGTTCAGGTTATCGAGGGGGATGTGTTGACGGCTAGGGTCGAGGGGGACGTCGGCGTTGCTTATTTGTACCCCGATCTGCTCACGAAACTGAAACCGCGGCTGCTCAAGCTGAATCGTTTTGCAACCCCGTTCCACCCAGTCGATGGTCTGCAGATGCAGCAGAATGGGGATGTATGGATCTGGCGGCAGCCCCGGGCTGTTCAGCAACAGCCGGTCGCCATATATGACGGCCAGGCATACACCGGCCGCGTCTGCAACAACCCCCGCTGTCAGATGTGCAATGCCATTCAGCAACAATTGAATCGTCAGGCGCAAACTGTTGTCGCCCCGCAGGGACGATGGGTCATGCGATCTGTTCCCTGCGCATCGTGCCCGTCTGGTTATCGCCAAATGTTGGTTTGGGAGAATTCATCATGAATCTCGAAGTTTCGTTCCGAACCGTTCTGATCGGGTTGCTGTTCGGCCTTGGATTTAACATATCTGGGGCAGTCATTTCCTTCATCGTCTCCATTCTTTCCCGAGCCCACTAACATGCGAAAGTTTCTGTTTCTGCTGACGGTGCTCATGCCGTCTGTCGTGTACGCGCAACTGACGCCTGAGGATGAGGCGCTGCAGGCGGAACTCGATGCGATCCGCGCTGATGCCCAGGCCCAGATTCGCGCGTCGTCCGCAGCTATTCGACTGGCTGAAACGGCAAAGATCGACGCCGCCTGGCAGAAATATGCAGATGGAAAAACCCCGCCGGATGTTTCCCTGGCGTTCGATAAATCCGAAATCGATGAGGACGACGGACAAACCCCGTTGGTGGTGCGCCTGTCCAAGAAATGGAAAAATCCTGTCACAGTCGAAATCGGTTTTTCGGGAACTGCCGGCGGGGATGATTACGAGGCGTCTGCAACTACGCTGACTATCCCCGCCGGACAGGAGGGCGCGCAGATCATCATCCGCGGAAAATCGGATGACCTGGTCGAGCCCCAGGAAACGATCATCGCGACGATTTCCAGTTTTGTCGGCGCAAAACAATTTGTCGGCGGCGACGCAAAACTCCTGATCAACAGTTATGACCTTCCGCCCCCGCCGACAGTTTCGTACGCGTTTGATCCGACGACAGTTGCTGAGGGAAAATCGGCTGATCTGATCGTCACGCTTTCCAAGGCGTGGGTAAATGAGTTTGTCATTGATCTGACGTTTCGGGGGACTGCAGGGACGGGGGATTATGACGCCCCGCCCCGGATTACGTTTGCCGTTGGCGAAACGCGACGCGTCGTCCCGATTCAGATTATCGATGATTCGGATATTGAGGACGACGAGACATTGATGATTGGGGACGCATCGTTGACGATCGTCAGTGACGACGTCCAGCCACCCCCTGTCGACCCGCCCCCGACCACCACATATAAAATCCGTCCGGATCATCCGCGGTTGTACTGGCACAGCGACATTCGCCAGCGCCTTCTCGCTGCGCCCAAGGTTCTCAGCGATCTCGCAGCGATTGCAGATACGGACGCGGACACGCGAAAAACCGAAACCCCGCTGGATTGCGCCGCGCTGTGGTTGCTGTCGAAGGAAGGCGGCCTACCCCCGCTGCCCCCGCCAGCAAAGTACAAATACACCGCTGAACAATACCGCGATCGCGCCATTTCGAAGGCGCTGGTCATGGCCCAGACGCAAATCAATCTGGCGGGAACGCATTACGAAATCAATCACCTGCATCCGCTCGCGACGCTGTACGACTGGCTGTACAACGACATGACAGATGCCCAGCGCGCGACAATTCGCGCGACGTTGATTGAGGCCCTATCAGCCGCCTACACGACGGTCAGATATAAATGGGCAGCCCCGAACACAGATGGGTTTCCGCAAATCGCAGTCGATGCGAAGGGCGACCCAGTCAAAATTCCGGTTCAAAATCCAAATCGTTACTGGGCCGGCTACAACCAGGATTCTGGCGCCGGGATGACGGTCGCCATCGCGGTTTACGGGGAAACCACGACGGACTGGGTTCAGAAATATTGGGATGAAAATTGGTGGGCAATTCCCCCGCCCGAGAAAAAGGGAATCGGCGGATTTTACAACCGCGAGTACGAACGGAATTGGCTCGTCGGCGGCGGAAATAATGAGGACTGGGGATACCTCGGGGATCAGCTTGGTTTCCTGGCCGTTCGTCACGCCTGGCAGACGGCGACCGGCGATTTCAAATCCCTGAACTATCCATTTCTTTCTGATGTGTCGTTGCTCTACCTGCATCAATGCGTCGCATTGCCCTATAACGGCAAACCGCGACTGAAATTGATGCCGACGTATGCCAACGGCAACGACTGGATGCGGAATCCGTTCTGGCTGGCGGGCGGGACGGGCGACCCGCGTCCGCAGGTCGCTGCAATATCTGCATGGCTGTTGACGCAGGTTCAGTACGCAGGACAGCCCGCGTTCGATGAATTTTTCTGGCGATGCATCGTCGGCGATCCGCGGGTCAAACCAAAGACTCCGGTTGAACTCGGTTTGATTTCTGAGTATTACGTCCAGTCGACAGGACTTTATTACGATCGATCAGACTGGACGGACGGCGCGACCAGGGTGTTTTTTGGTTGCTCGGAACAAATGTACCGGGCGACGGCCAGCGGCAATGTGATGATTTGGTCAGGGGGCCTGCCGCTCATCGCCGATCGTTCGGGAATATACGCGCATGGCTATTCCGGTCCAGGGCGGGCAATCCTGCCGATGATTCGCGTCGCGGCAACCGGGAAGATTGTTGTCCCTCTCAGCGGGGATGATGTCCCGCGTCGGGTTAAGGTAGGATCATTCAAAAAAGTCGGGAATGCGTATGTTGCTGATTTAACGCAGCATTATCCAGGCGTCGTCACGCGTATGCTGCGAACGTTCGAATACGATCGGGACACCAACACGATTACGATTACGGATGAATGCGTCCCGAAACCCGGATACGTCCCGATGTCGTCCTGGCCGACGCCGCTGAGGCCGGTGATCAGCGACAGCTCCGTCACGTTTTCGAACGGCCAGGCTACTGCTGAAATGACGTGGGATGCTACGCCGGCAGAGGTGACCTTCCGAGGAGGAGAGACGGATAATCTCTGGGCTGAGGAATACGATCGAACGCTGTACAATGTTGCGGGAACTGCGGAATGGCAGGTATTGCCGCGCGATCAGCAGATTCTGGCCGGCGGATTTTACACCGTCTATGTGACGGCGACCCCAGTCGATGGGGTCTACAGGATTGTGACGACAATTCGGGTGAGTCCTTTAGGAGGGTAAAAACGTGATCGTCAAGCATGTGACGGATGTTGTGATCGACGCATCGGGGGAAGTACCGACCATCCTGATTCAGATCGACGGGGTTGGGGATACGATCCCCGTCGCCGACTTTGTCGCGAACTGCGAATCGTGGGATGGTGGATCGCCGCTGTCCGTATCGACGGGCGAGGCAATCGGTGTTTATTGGTGGAAACGGGATCCGACGCTCAGCGATCCATCAATCATCAACGACAAATACTTCTTCTGGGACTGGGCTGATTCGAACGGAAACATTTTCAAGGTTCGGGACGTCGAGTAATCGCAATGGCAATGCAGACCATTAGCCCGTTTGAGCATCCCTATCTGAGTAATCAGGGAAGTACCTCCCCATCGTTGGGATCAACCCTGATTGATGCAGATAATGAAGCAATTGCGGGCGTGCTTGTCGTGCCATACGGCATGAACATTGCGACCCTGATGTTTAAGACCGGGACTGTCACTACTGGCGGCGATTTGATTGTTGAGGTGCAAACACTCGACGCCAGTGGTGATCCCTCCGGCACATTGTGGGCAACGAATACGTCAGGCACAATCACCGTCAATGCTACCGATGATAACGTCTGGCTTGAAAAGGCGCTGACGGCTAATGCGGTAGTCGCGGGCGGTCAGCTTGTGGCCTTCGTCATTCGTCGGCCTGTGGGATCCACCTTTGCTGGAAACATCGTTTCCACGGCCAACGGATCGACGACATGGACCCCAAAGGTCAGCAACAACTATGTCGACGTTTTTAACACGGGGGCATGGGTTAAAAACGCAACGCAGTGCTCGATTGTTTCCTTTAAGGATAGCAACGGGGCTGTCTACCAGGTGATCGACAATCTGGCGATCATGACGTGGGCCAACATTACCTACAACAACGGATCATCGCCAAACCGCTACGGCAATAGATTCAGATTGACATTCCCGACCCGCATCGTCGGGCTCATGCTGAACGTCGACATGGATGGTGATTTTACAATCGCCGTTACGGATGACTCGGGGACGCAGCTAGGGGTTTCTCCTACCTATCGTGCTGTTGATCGATCAGCGACGGTGTTTGGTCGTGCCGTGGGCTATTTCGGCACACCAGTCAGTATCACGGCGAATACGTGGTATCGCGTAGAGGTAATTCCAACAACGGCAACCAGCCTGATTCTCCGTGAGGTTACTGTCCAGGCCCAGGCTTATCTCGCGGTTCTCGGCGGCGGTTCTGATTTTTACCAATGCCAGAGAACAGATACGGGGGCATTTACGGACTCGACGACGCATCGTACATTAATGTCCCTGCTGCTTGATCAGGTCAGCGATGGCGGGGGCAGCGGGGGCGGCCCATTGACTGGTCCAGGTAAGCTAGTTCGGAACTGAAAGAATGATCAATTTCTATAAGGTTCAGCCCGGATCGACGATTTATATCCCCTTCGAATCATTTGCGAGTTCGACGGGGGCGCCGATCACGATTACGGGACTCGCGACGTCGGATATTCTCGTTTACAAAGACGGGAATATGACGCAGCGCGCGAGCGCGTCCGGATTCACGCTGCTCGATACCGATGGGATTGATATTGACGGAATCACCGGCATCCACGGGTTCTCGATCGATCTGTCAGATAATACGACTGCGGATTTCTGGGCGAGCGGATCGAGGTATCTCGTTGTGGTTTCGACCATCACGGTCGACTCGCAGACCATGAGTTTTCTTGCGGCGACGTTTCGTATCGGTGAGGAGGGGTCCGTTCTCGATACGACGATTGCCACGCTTTCGAGCCAAACCAGTTTTACGCTTACGAATGGGCCGGCGGAGGACAATGCGCTTGTCGGCCGTGAGGTTGTGATTCACGACGCGGCAAGCGCCGTGCAAATGTCATTCGGGATTATTTCGGCCTATACCGGGTCGACGAAGACCGTCACCCTGGCGGCCGCGCCGACGTTTACAATCGCGGCTAAGGACAATATTTCTGTGATGCGGGCAATGCCGCTGCAGCCAACGACTGCCGGCAGAACGCTTGACGTTACTTCCACGGGCGAGGCTGGGATCGATTGGGCGAACATCGGCGGCCCGACAACGACAGTCAATCTGTCCGGAACGACGATCGGGACCGCGACGGCGCTTGGTACTGACGCAGTGAACTCTACGTCATTGGCCGCGTCTGCCGGAGCTGAATTGCAGGCCCTGATTACTGGCGGCGCCTATGCTCTTTCGACCGACGCGAACGGGCGGATTCGGATTGTCGACGGAACCGGGGCAGGGGAAATCGATACGACGTCGGGTGCGATTGCGCACGTCGTGTTGACGGACACGGCGACAACATTGACGAACGCCCCGTCTGATTCGTCCGGCGTCACGACGCTGCTCAGTCGCCTGACGGCCGCGCGGGCCGGGTACATGGACAATATCAACAACGCTAATCTCGCCAACGTTCCATCATTCCCGAACAATTTCCCGCTGCTGGGGATCAACGCGTCCGGGCATATCAGCCGGGTTACGCTGGCGGACACGGTGACGACGCTCACAAATATCGCCGACGCCTGGGACGTTACCCTGTCTGCCCACCTGACATCGGGGACAACCGGGGCTGCGCTGAATGCTGCCGGGTCGGCAGGCGATCCCTGGTCGACAACCGTTCCGGGGCTGTACGGTGCCGGCACGGCTGGGTTTTTGCTGGGAACCTACCTGGACGCAGCGATTTCGGGCCGCGCGACAAACGCGGGCGTCTGGGCCAATGGGACGCGTACGTTGTCCGCCCTGGGGTTTGCGCTGGCCGCGGCAGACTTCGGGACGGATTGGCTGACGGCAACTGGCCTGGCGTCGTCTGCCGTTACAGAGATTCGGGATGCAATTACGGGCGGTTCCTATGCCCTGTCGACGGACGCCAACGGTCGGATACGGATTGTCGACGGCACGGCGGCCGGGGAACTGGATACCGCGTCCGGGCTGGTTACGCTGGCGGCGTCGCAGACGTTCAGCACAACGGGCGCCGTGGGCAGCGTGACGGGCAATGTCGGGGGGAATGTCGTCGGTTCAATCGGTTCGTTGGCGACGCAGGCTAAGGCAGACGTCAACGCCGAACTTCTGGACGTCATGAACGGGGATACATATGCAATCCCCGGAATTGGAACCCCAACGGACACCCCGACGCTGGCGGAAATTCTGCGTTGGATTTATAAGGATGCTACGAATAAGCATGACCAGGACACGAACACTGGCCTGCAGCAGTTGTACAGCCGGGCTGGCGTCGTCGAGCAGAAACGCGTCGTGACAGATGCAGCGGGGCTAACTACGGTCGGCGCGCTGGTTGCCGCCTGATTTGTTTTTGGAAGCACCTAGCCGGGGGTAGCGCAAACTGCGTTACGCGATGAATTCTGGTCTGCGGATGTAACGCAGATCGCGTTACATTTTTTGGAAGCACGTAGCCGGGGGTATATGCAATATGTCTGATTTGGAAAAACAGGTTCAGGATGGAATCGCCCGGCTGAATCTCGTTAATGCGGCGATGGCGGAACATTTGAAAAATGCCGCGGCGGCCGAGGAAACGGCGCGACGGGAACGCATGTCGTACGCGACGCTGAAGGCAGAACGGGAACAGTTGTCGGCCGCCCTGGCGTCCGCTGCTGTTCAAACTGACGTCCAGAAGGCCCGGGCGGCGGTTGAGCTCGATTTGAAAACTGCCGCGGAACAGCGGGCGGCGGCAGACAAATTGCTGTCGGAATTGACGGCATCGAAGGCCGAGCTGGATGCAACCCTGGCGGCGGCCCGGGCTGCGAACGACAAACCGGCCGATCCGGGAACAGGGGAAACGGTTACGGGTTAAGCGGGCTGATTTTGTTTTCAGAAGGCAGTTGCCGGGGGGTTTGATGGCTGTTGATACGTACGCAAAACGGCTGTCATTGATCGGGTATTCCGTTCCCTGGCGGTTATCCATTCCCCCGGCCGCCGATTCCGTAGGGGACAGGCTGCATCTGATGCATCTGTACGCGTCCGAATCCGCCGCCCTGCCCCCGGCGCCTGTCTGGCCCGGGGATGCGTCATTCAGCCGCGTGGGGCCTGGGGCGGTATCTATCCGCCGGACTGGCCCGGGGGCGTCTGGGATCCATCGGCGGACGTCTGCGGATGGTTGATTCTATTTTTCATGGAAGGGGGGTGATCCTAGTGGCATGCGCTGGCGGTAAACGAAAACCAAAACCGAAGGGTAAATAATCCCTGGATGGGCCGTCGATTTCGCGACGGCCCATTTTCGTTTCAGAAACCCATAGCGGGGGTTATCGTAGACGGTTGATCTGTTCAGCAATTAACGAAACGTCGCGATCGCCGTACCTTCGCGGAATTGTCCCGATTGGGGCGCGCAATACAGACTCGATCGCGGTCCGGATTTCTGTGGCAAATGCCCAGATCCAGGTTTGATGCAGGATGCGTTCCGAATTCCTGTTTAGATGTCCGTCCCATAGCTTCAGGACGGCCGACAGGTAAATCCGCGTCCCGTCTGTAGTCCATGTTTTTTCCAGACGGATCTCTATTGAATCGTTAGGATTTTCAGTCGTCTCCTCGGTATCGAGGACGATTGATTTCAGTCGCATGATTTGGTTCCAGATGATTAGTTGCGGGGGTTTCAGAAAACGCGTAGCGGGGATTTAGTACAACGGGACGGACGCGGACAATCCGCAGACGGCGCAGGCCCAGTCCATATTCCCGGAATCGGGGCCGGCGGATGATTCATCAATGATGATATGTCCCAACTGTTCGCAGATTTCCGCGCCGTTCGTCGCGAACAGATGGAACCGGGTCTCGTCGTCGTCATGATGGGGACGCAGCGCGCCGGAAACTAACGCGCCGAATTCGGCCGTCGCCCGTTCGAAATCCGCCAGCGGGATAAACCCGTCTGCATCAACCCATGAAAAACATTCCCGAAATGCCCTGGGCGTCATCGTCCGGCGCGCCCCATCGATCGATTTGTATCCGGTAAACGCGAAATTGCGATGGATGCTGCAGCGGATTTGATCGTCGGTTTCCGAAACCCGATCGAATTCATATTCGCGGCCCGCGGCGATGACGTCGTCAGCGGAAACGGTTTGCATGTCATTCCCCATGTCATCGTATTTGAACTGGCGAATCAGGACGCAGCCCGACAGGATGTTATGAATTTTCTGGAACGCGTTTTTGCGGATGGTTGTTGACATGGTATTTCCTGTTTTGTTTTCAGAAGGCAGTAATCGGGGGTATGGTTGAAATCGCGCCGGCAGGGGAACCAGTCCTGCCGGCGCGCCCGAACCCATGCGGGGGAACCAGCCCCGCATGGAACCAATTATTTCCAAACGCCCAATGCCTGGGCCAGCGAAACCAATTCGTAAACGGCCGCGGGGTTGTCGGTTTCGAATTGCAGCAGGATCGACGAAAACGAATGCGGGCTAGCGCTAATGACGGGACGCCCTGAATAATCCGGATGTTCCATTCCGAATTGCGCCCGCAGACATGCAACCATTTCCGTCTGGCGTTTTTCGTCCGCATCCCGTTTGATCCGGTTTTCGTTTTCGCGCTGTTTCATGTGGGCATGCGCTATGACGCGATGCGCTACGTTCAGATACGGAATTCCGTTTTTGCCCCCGCCCAGGCGTTCCGCATCCCGGCCGGCGCCGATGCAGATTTTGTAATTCCCTGTCGGACGCCCGCGCGTCCATTTCGACGCGCCGGTATACGTCATTTTGATTTCAATGGAAATCGATTCCGGTTTTCCCCCCGCGGCGATTGTTGCCGCGTCGCGAACCTGGACGATCGCATGCCCATATTCAAATGGATGATCTCCCTGCAACCGGACATCGCCTCCCAGTTCAACGATTTTCGCGGCGATTTTGTCCCATTCAATGCGATGCGGGGAAACGGGTTTCGGGGCGACGAATCCTAACATACCGGAAAATGACATGGTTGGTTCCTATGGTTCGGGGTTCAGTTTGGTTTCAGAAACCCATAGCGGGGGTTTTGGAAATCGAATAGCGGGGGGTTCCTACCGATCAACCAGCCCGAACGGGCCGCATGCGTTTTCTGCGTCCTGGGCCTGACGTCGCAGGTTTTCGGCTGTCTGACGGGCCGCAATGATTTCGTCGGCTGTCCAGTCTGTCCGTTTCGGTTCTGGTTCGCGGACGGAAACCAGAATCCCCCCGTCCAGAATCCCTACGCTGATTGACGTTTTTTCGTAGACGCAGCCCGAATCCCCAACGACATGTTTACAGACGTCCAGAAAAAATTCCAACAGCGTTTGATACCGATCATGGTAACAACGAATCCCATTTCCGAATGGCAGCGGGGGCAGTTTGGATTCGAACGATTTCGCCAGCGTACCATCGGCATTGATGATTTTTTTGCCGATGAATGGACGGGCCGCATCAATCAATTTCGCCTGCAGTTCGTTTGCGATCGAATGGGCCTGGTTCCGGGCTGCTACGCGGGCATCCAGCAGGTTTTTGCGATAGTCTGACATGGTTGGTTCCTGAATGTACGTTGCGGGGGTTCGGTTCGGAAAACGCGTTGCGGGGGTTCAAACTGAAAAAACTGGATGGCGGACAGCATGCGCGATTGCCGCGCATTGTTTCGGGCATGGCGTTTCAAACCGCGCGGCCCATTTCCCATTTTCATATTTGATATCGGCCGCGGTTCGGTTCGTCAGTTTGGCATTGAAACAGCGATTTTCGAAAACGCTGGCATCTGACGACGTATCGAAATATTCGACGATCGGCCAAACCAGACAATCGGATTCCGGCGCGGGAACCGGGGGGAATTCTGCCCCCTGTTCATCGGAAATGAACGCGATGACAGCAGATTCGCAATCGTTCAAATCGGCTGCATTGTATTTGCCGATTGCGAATTCATCCCCCGGGAAAAACGTCCCTGATTTCGGATCGATCGCAATCCATAGGGGGAATTTGTCTGTTTCGTTGACGGGATAAATGAAACCCGGGGTAGGTTCGTCGAATTCGGCTGACGGGACGTTCCGCAGATCGGGAACGAATTTACGCAGGGCCTGAAATCGGGCGATTTGGTTGGGGCTGACTGGGCGTTTCATGATCTGGTTCCTGTTGGTTCGGGGTTCGAATGGGCCGCGGTTCCCGGCCCGATGATTCCAGTATAGAAATCTCTGTCAATTCGCGGTTTTTCGTTTTTCGTTGGCCCAAGGGCGCCGGGTTTTTCGTTTCAGAAACCCATAGCGGGGGGATCAGGCGAATCGATCATTGGCGATTTCCGCCAGTTTGTCCCCATGTTTCGTTTTCAACGCGTCGCGCGTCGTTTCGTTGAACGGGGTTTTCAGAATCAACCATGCGCCGGGTTTCATATCTGTCAGTCGATAGACTGTCTGCGCGCCGGATTTCGTCCAGCGTTTCAGTTGTTTCAGTTCATCGGCCGCGTCCAGTAGATTCGCGATGACGCATGACAGCGGTTCGAATTTTTCGCCTGTCGATTCCGCGGCCCATTTTTCGATTTGTTCGCCGATGTCCTGATCATTCCATTCGAACCAGTCAGGCCCCCCGCCCCCGTCATTTCGAACTGTTCCGACGGGTTTCCCATCCAGACAGATCGTTGCGACGAAACATTCAGTTTCCCGGGACATGGCGCGAAACGTTTTGATTTTAGTTAGGCTGATGTTCATGGTTCGGTTTCCTAGTTCGGCGGTTTCAGTTTCAGAAATTACTAGCGGGGGTTCGGGTTTCAGAACGATGGTTGCGGGGGGATCAGGCGAATTTTCCCATAACGGATTCAATCGGCAGTTTGAACGATTTTCCATTCGACAGGCGTTGCGCGATGATCGGGAATCGGCTGCGCGGTTTCAGTCCCGTCAGTTTGTATCGTTCGCCCCCATAGGTAAATTCGGCGAACAGGTTTTCGGGTTTCAGGCCGAACTGATACGCAGACAGTTTGAACATTTCAGCATCAGGCGTCATGACATCGCCCGATTCCGTTTTCGTTGCAATGTTCAGTTTGAACGTTGCGGCCCCAGATGAAAACGTACAATTCCCCAGACTGATTTTTACGCCGTATCGGGCCGCAACATCCGCCAGCGCGGTTTCCAGTTCAGGCCGGACAGTCTGCAGAAACTGACGATCGATGTTTGTAATCATGTTTGGTTCCTAATCGGGGGTTCAGGGTTCGGGTTTGCGTCGCGATGGTTCCAGTATAGATATCTATACGATTGTTGTCAACGCGCTAGCGGCCAGCATGTCGACGACGGTTCGGAATGTTTTGAACTGATCGATTGTCCAACCGCGGTTTCCTACTATAGTTTCCCATGCATTGCGCATCGGATCGACGTCCCCTGACGCATGGGATTCAATATCGATTTTCGCGACAACTGCGCCCGATTTCTGAATGACAACGTTTTCGGCATGCGCGCTGATGAACATGGAAAACGTTTCGCCGCCAAATCTGAATTGAACGATTTGAATTTGCATTTTCTGGTTCCAGATGATTAGGTTCGGGGGTTCAGGGGAAATTAACATCGCGTCTAGTTCATCGGCTGACATCCGCAGCGCGTCTGCAACGGATCGGGCGCAGGCCGCATCCATGCCGAAATCGTCGCCATCGATCCGCAGCAGGATTTCCCCCTGTTCGATGCGCGTCGAAATTCCAATTTCGGAAATGCCTGGTTTCCGGGCAACCAGATTTACGGCGCCAATTGCAATCGCGGCAATGTTCAGGACGATGCAGACTGTCATTAGTTTCGGAAAACGCATTGCGGGGGTTCCTGCGGGTTCGGGGTTTGGATTGGGTTTCAGAAATATCCTAGCGGGGGTTCCGGACTATTCCCGGAACCGAACCGATGTTCGGAAATAGGCGCGGGGGCGGGTTTCAACAATCATGCTGCCATGTCCGTTCGCGACGTCCGCCAACAGTTGCAACGTTGTTTTAACTGCCCCATACTGGGGGGATTCGTTCAGGAATTCGGCTGCATCGATCCATGCGGAATGCAACGCGTTGAAAACGACATCCGGCCCATTGGCCCGCAGATGATTTGCCAGCAGATCGGCCAGCCCGGGGGCTGCATCCTGCAATTCCTGAATCGGGTTTTTCGTTGTCATGATCGGGGTTCCAGTCTGGTTCGGATTTCAGAAATCTATTGCGGGGGGGGTTATGCCCGTCCGCCCCAGATGTCGGAATTTTCGCAGACGATGACAGGCTGGCCCGGGAACATTTGTTCGGCCAATTCCTGCGCGTCAATTTCGTTATCAGCGCTGACATCCCCCAGCAGTTCTCCGATTTCGTCGTCGTTGATCAGTTCGAAAATTTCATAGTCTGACATGATTGGTTCCTGTTTCAGAAATTACTAGCCGGGGGTTTCGCGGGAACTATTCGGGGTTTTCGATTTCGTATTCTGTCATGCTGATTTCGTCGTCATTCTGGTATGCGAATTCAACAACGCGTTCAGAAAACAGGCTGCAATTGCTGTCGGGATCTGCATTGTACGCGTTTCCGTTGTATCGGTAGGATTCGGCTGCAGCCGACAGATACGACAGCAGGGATTTCAATCCATCTGTCAGGTTTCCGCCCTGACATCCGGAACGCATGTCGTCAGCCGATTCTGTCGTCCCATCGGCGAAAATGATTTCCCATCGGTAGCGCGTCCTGCCCCGTTCATTCGGGGGCAGATCAGAATAGCCGATTGTTACCCATGCGTCGCCGATTTTAACGCCTGCATTCAGGTTCGGGGCAATCATGACGGGGGCAGTCAGTTTGTCGGTTCGGTTCATTTCAGAAACATCCTAGCGGGGGTTTTGGGTTCGGATTAATGCGACGCGTTGCGGGGGTTTCAGGCATAGGCGCAATCTGCCGAATCCCGGGCTGCCAGCAGTTGCCGCAATTTGGCCCGTTGGGCCAGCCAATCGTTGACGCGTTCCATTGCGGGGGCGTAGACATCGTCAATTGCATCCCGGGCCGCAGATTCAGATTCATCGGTTCCGTCCGTTCGGATGAATTCGAATTCCGCGCCCCCGTAGCAGTTCGCATCTACGTAGTCATGCAGTTCGGAAAACGATGCGACGGTTTCGGGGACGATGCCCGATTTCATGTCGGCCGCAATTTCGTTCTGCATCCAGCAAAACGCCAGTCCGGTTGTTGGCAGATCAGGGATCAGATCAGGAATGATCGGCGATTCGGCATTCAGGTAGTTTCCGAATTTATCGTTTTCCATGACAGAACGCAGAACCCGGGAAACCGTTCCGTCATCGGCGCGCCATATGACGACAACATATCGCCATCCGGTTTTCGGATCTGTCAACGACAGCCCCAACGGCAGGTTCTGAATTTCGTCAGCCCCCAGAACGCGTTTGGTTTCTGGGCATCCGGGAATTGACGACGGGATTTTTTTGTAATTCATGATCTGGTTCCTGTTTCAGAAATTACTAACGGGGGTTTTGCCTAGCGCGGGATCAGGGGATATTCCAGCAGGGTTCGAACCAGCCAATCGAATTTGGTCAGATCCAACGCCTGATCGATTGGCCCGATGCGGTTCGCCAGCGATTGATATTTCGTCATGCGACAGGCCGCGTTGTTGTCAGGGTAGATTGCGATGCATTCGACAGGATCGGTTTTGAACATGGCGCCCGATTCGATGACAACGCGGGACGTTTTGACGACAACGCGTTTTTCCGGGAACCGTTCAACAACCAGATGAATCCTGTTTTTGTCGTCAATGGCGCTACTGATTTCAATCTGTTCGATTTTCATGGTTCGGTTTTCCTGTTGAATTCGGGTTTTAGTTTCAGAAACCCATTGCGGGGGTTCAGGACGCGTTTTGAATCAGGCGTTCCAGACAGCGCAACGGGCCGATTTCCCGGCGCGTCATTCCGTTCGGGGCGATAAATTCTGTAACGACATGCGTTCCCGCGGCCCAACCGAACGTTGACGGTTCGGAAAATGTATTGATTGTCCAGCCATTGGGGACGTTTTCCCATTCAGGTTCAAATCCCGCATTCGCCAGCCATTGCCGCAAATCGTCGATTGCATCAAACGCGTCCTGAAAATCGCCATTGGCGAATGATTCGAAAATCCTGCGATAGCATGCGTTGGGATCCATTGTCGTTTTCCTGTCGGTTCGGGGTTCGGGGGTTTCTGGTTCGGGCTGGTATCAGTATAGAAATCTATACAACTGCTGTCAACAGTTATTCGCGGGTAATCAGATCCGTCAGGGCCTGTTTTGCGTCATCGGCCGACAGCGGGCCGTATCCATGCAATTCGCTGTCGCGATCTGTCCAGATGCCATTTCGATCGATCTGAACCAGCAGGGAAATCATTTCGTTTCGCGTCAGGTTTTCGATATCGCGGGATGTCAGAATCATGGTTCGGTTTTCCTGTTGAATTCGGTTTTGGGTTTCAGAAACCTATTGCGGGGGGTTTCGCGGATCAGACGGCCCGCAAACGGAACTGTCCGTTATCAGGGTTCAGGCGAATCGTCCGGTTGATCGTTTCGCCGGATTCGGTTTCGGCGACGATGTCCAGATCGATGGTTCCGTTGTCGTTGTAGAAATCCCCCCATGACAGCAGGGAAACGCCCGTCAGCAGGGTTTCAACCATTCCCGCAACCAGTTCTGTATCCAGTTTCGTAATCATTTTCGCGGTTCCTGTTTCGTTGTCATCAATCAACAGCCTACACTATACAGTGGAAATACCCCCCTTTTTGGTACTTATGGCGACGTTTTCCATCAGACAGATATGCAAAAACCTGGCCGATCCCTGTTTCCACTAATGACTTAGCTAAAATGAATCGATTTCTCAAGATTGCCATAACTGCCCAAATCGCATTTCTGCGCCCCATGCCTGCGCCGAATCAGAAACGTATATCCGCCCCTATGACGCCCCCGGTTCCTGCCCCGTAATTCGATCGGCCCCTATTATCCGCGGCCCTGCAGAACCCGTTTAATGCAGTCCCAATCGATTTCCCTAATTAAATACCCGATGCAACTGCGGGAAATTGTAATCCCCCCGTTATTCATTGGGATATTCCCCTGTTGCGCCCCATGTCAGCCCCCGGTATTCCCCCCTATATATGCATAGTTTGCGCTGACGTAGGATTGAACAATTTAATTCCCTATTTATTCGAATTGATTTGACAGCAGAATTAAATTGATTTGATGGCAGATATGCATAATTCAGGCCAAATCAATTAGATTTAGTCCAAAAGTCGCACGAAATCGGAGCCAGGGCGATGGGCTCGACCCTGCGCAAATTTTTCACTCACGGAACAAATACCGTAAATTCCGGGGACGCCTACCCCGCAAATTTTTCACCTCACTCGGGCATTAATTAAACTCCAGGCGTAATAAATGCCCAAACCGTAGCCAGTTCCGATAATGGGAGTGGGCATACCCCAAAATTTTTTTCACCCAAGAAATTACCCCGGCAAAAATCATGGCGAAATTAGAATTCCTGCCAGTCACCCGCCCGATTTTGACGAAGGGCTGCCTGCGGCATGCCGGGGTCTACGAAAACGCCGGAGTGGAGGACGAGGATGAGATATTTTTCGGCTGGATTATCCGCAGGGAAAAAGACGGCAGAATGAAATTCCTGCCCGTCGGGGATAAAATGCTGTCGATTTCGCAACTGCTGCAGATTGCAGAATACATGGCCCGGAGGATTGACTGAAAATCATGGAATACATTCGAGGATTCGTCTGCGGCGTCGGCATGATTCTGTGCTGGGCCATGATCCTGCTGGCGGAAAATCATGCAAACACCGTCAATATCAAAATGACGGTCAGGAAAGAGGATGAGGCGAAAAATGGCCTGGATTAAATTTCCGACAGCCCCCGGGTTCTGGGCGAAGTACAAAATCGACGAACGCGGCGCCCGGTCGATGAAAATCGTCCATCTGATCGGAACAGAATCCGATCTGCGGCATATCGGGGTTCAGTTGCGGAAGGCCCGGGGGAAATATTCCCGATTGATACGCCCGCGGCCGGAGGCTGGCACCGGAATCTGGTATTATGGGCCGATTGAAATACCAGAAATTGACGGCCGCTCAGAAACAGTCCCGGAAATTTTCGATGAATCCAGGCTGCCGGTTCCGGGACTGCGTTGTTATTCTGATGTCCGGCTGGAAAAATTCGCTATGCTGCTGGTCGACGTATTCATAGCCGCGGGCAATTCGGAAATCGGGGCGGCCGTAAACCGCGCGGCGCTGGAACAGGAAATCATTTTGCCATGAGCGAAATCCGGTTTGAGCAGAACGGAACCCGCGGTTGGAACATCTACCGCGACAGGCCGAGCATTCAGAATGTGAAAATCGGAGACATCGCAATTCAGGGCGTTGATGAGCCCCGGCTGAATTTGCTGGACTATGTCGTCACTGGTGAAGTCCTCGCGATCGGCAGATTCATGGTGGAGTTGATCAAACCGCCGCGCGCCGAACTCGAAAAACCAGAACTGCCGCCTGACAGCCCAGAGGCAAAACTCGATGCGCAGGAATGGGTCGGCCCGAAGGGCGTAAAAATTTCCGGAACGGAATTGTTGCGGCGGATTCACATCGCCGATTCAGACTACAAAGCCCATTACCTGATTTCCTGGAATATCGGCGGGAAACTCCGGATCGACAGGAAACATCTGTATGTGAGGACGAAATGAACGCCAGCGCCTACAAATTCCCGCGCGGGACAACTGTTCTGGGCAAACTCGTCCATATTCTCCGGATGGAGTCCATGCAGGCGAAAATTCACCTGCAGGCGCGGACGTTCGGGCCGTCGGGAATTTGGACAATGCCGCTGAACGAGCAGTTTGATTTGTCATTCTGCGTTGTTGGGCGGACTATCCAGGTTTTTGTTCGCGCGAATGCCGAACGATGGCCTGAGGGCCGGCAATTGCAATATCTGGCGTTCAGCGCGCGGGACTGGATGGCCGCGTCGGTGTGGATGCTGGGGTATATCGCCGGGTTCAGGGATCCCGGCTGAGCAATTGATTCAACGCGGCATGCACGATCGGGTAGAATTTTTCCGCGACATGCAACAGCCCGTCCGATCTGTCATGCCGTAACGATCCGTCTGACATCGCGAATTCCCCCCAGTAGTCCAGGAATTTGATTCCGCCTGCTGAATCGCAGCCGCGCCGCAACAGTTCGTTCATGCCGATTGTGACAAGCGAACGCTGCCAGAGCGGACCGTAAACCGGCAGGCTGTTTTCATGTCCCCTGTCGCTGGCGGGCAGAATGCAGCAGACGACGGGGGTAATTTCGTACGCCATCGCGAACCGCTGGATTGACGTCAGGTAGTCCGTCGCCAGTTCGATCATAACCTGTACGATATTCCGTTTGTCCCGTTCCGCGATCCGCGCGATATGACAGCGGACGTCGATTTCCCCGAATACGAAAACGCAGGCATCGCCCGGCGCTGGGACGGGCGGGAACGTAAACCCGTCGCGTCCGATCCGGTACATCAGGACGCCCCCGACATGGTGGACGCTGCAATTCGGGTAGCCCCGGAACATCCAGCTATGACTGTCCCCGTAGGCATGGACGTGCGGCATCGTTCGTTCCGATACTGTTAGTGGAGGGAAAAAATGATTGTTTACAAGTACACATTCGCCGTCGATTATCGTATCAGTATTCAGATGCCGGCCGACGCGAAAATCCTCATGATTGACGTTCAGTTCGGCGTGCCTTGTATGTGGGCGTTGGTCGATCCCGCAAAACCTATGGTGCAACGGGAATTTCTGATTGTCGGCACGGGGCATCCAGTTCCCCCGTCCGGAAATCGCCATGTCGGATCATTTCAACAGCCGCCGTTCGTCTGGCATGTTTTTGAGAAGGCCTGAAACTATGGCGCGGTTGACGCGGATTCAGCAACTGGGGGTTCGGGAACTGGAACGGTTGCTGCCCAGTTCATTGTTTGAAATTCTAGCCAGGGAAACCATGCTTTACAAAACGCAGTTGGTTCGCGTCGGCGCCGGGGACGTGGAATTTGACGTCTATAATGATGACGAACGGGTCGGGACAATCCGCGACGATGGGGAGGGGAACGGGGCGTTTGTAGCGGCAGGGATTTTAGTGCTGACGGCGAACGGCGCGGCCAATCTGACAAAGGCCATGAACTACTGCATGCCAGCGGGGCCGTTGCGCGGTGAAATCCGGTTTCTGGCGCATGATAGGTCCGTCCGACGTTTGATTGTCGATGGGCAGACTTCGGCAGAAACAGTAATCGGCCACATCCGGATCGATGATCCGGCCCAGGGTCACTATTTTCGGGCGCATCAACCCTGGCTGCAGGTTTCATCCGTTGAACTGAGGGCGATCGCCAACTATCTGGAATCGCTGGGCGGGACGAAACAAAAGGAAACGATTTCTGTCGCAGCCCCTGAACCGCCCGCGGTAGTTCGCGTTGAATATACTTACCTGGACTTCATCTGGCTCGGGCCTGAGGTATGTAATACGTCCCGGGGGATGTGGCAGGTTGTAAAACCGGATCCGGATATTCTGGTGGGGTTTGTGGAGCTAACCGGGACTGATTGCATTATGTTCAAACCCAATACAGAATTGGGCGGGGGGAGGATCGGCGGACGCGAGGCGGCGGATATCGCTGAGTTCATCGCGTACCGGGAACAGCATGGATTTGCCCCGCCGGCGGAACCTGCGGGGACATTTACCCCAGTCAATTCCGAGACAACGCCTGACGCGTACAGTCCCGCGGCGTCTGTTGTTCATGTTGAAAACCGTTTTCAGGATCTGGGGCGGGAATTGGTTCGGGCGTTTACTGAAATAAATAAGGAATCAGTCGCTGAGGCGATCGACGCGGCGTTTCAACGGTTCGGAGGAAAATAATGGATCTGGTGTTTATCGGCTGGATGGGCCTGGCCTGCGGCGTCACCTGTCTGCTGCTGGTCGGGGCCTATCGTCGAATTGATCGTCTCGAGACGCTGGTCGGTATTCTATGGGCCGAACAGTTCCCGGATAAACCATCGGGCGAGGCGATCCGGGAATTTGAGGCATGGAGGGCTGCAGGCAGTCCGGGAATTGGGGCCGATCCAAGATACACAATCCGTGGCGGCCAGCATGTTACGCCCCCGCCGGGAATCCAAAAACCCGATCCGCCCCCGCCGCCCCCGCCAAAAAGCTATTCGCCGTCTGCGTTTGTCGTTACCGGGTGCATCTGTTGGGATGGCGTTCGAAACGCACGCTGCCCAATGCACGGTGCGCAGCATTTTTAATGTTGACAGTCGAAAACCCCGACTGTAATCTTGCGTTGGTTGCGAGCAGGTGGCTGTTGACGGTGCCCGGCAGGTTTCCCCATGACCTGCCGGGCATTCTCTCTTTCCATTCCGGGCAATTTGCGGATATGCTGTCCCCGAACCTGTTTCGGGAATATCCGTATGATCCTCCTCCTGCCCCCGCCCATTGAAAAACTCGCCCGGCGCCCCTTCGCGCGCGCGGACACGCTGTATAGCGACGACGGGTATACGCCGAAAATCATTCCGCGGCCAAACCCCCCGGGCCGGATCCCTCATGGGGCGCGTACGATGTCGCGTCAGCGGCAGATTTTCGTAGACGGGCGCTGGATGGATGCCCGCCAGGCGAAATTCCTCGAGGCGTACGCTGTCATCGGGACGATTTCCGGGGCCGCCCGGGCGATCGGGGCGCAGCCCAGCATACACAAAAACTGGATGGAACGGCATAGTACATATCGCGCGGCGTTTGAAAACGCGGCCCAGCGCGTGAAGGATCGTCTCTGGGAAACGGCATACAAACTGGGGACGCGGGGCAGCAAAAAGGGAATTTACTATAAGGGTGATCGCGTTGCGTCCGAGTATGAGATCAATACCGGGATCTTGGCGAAACTGCTGGATGCCGAAATGCCGGAGAAATTCAAATCGGCCCGGGACGAAAATCCCAATCATGGTCCGACGCAGTTGACGCAGTCGATTAACGTCTACCTGCCGGACAACGGACGTTCCGGCAACCCAAATACCGCGGCCCTTCCCGCACCGGGCGTCGGGCTGCCAATTGATGTAACGCCAGCGCGGCCGGTGCGGGCGCAGGTAGTTTCCAGTACCCCAGAGGAAAAATCATGATTCTCAAGTTTCGCGCCGAGGTGACGTCCATTCAGCCCGAATCGAATGATACGTCTGTCGTGCGGCTGGAGCCGCGATTTGACGGGACTGTCCCGCGCGGTCAGGCGATGCGGACCGAAAAAACCTACAAGCCAGACGGTAATCTCGTATTCCGGACGAACAACAAGGAGGTCCTGCGCAATTTCCCGTTGTTCGGGCTGGTTGACGTCACTGTCGAGGCCGTCGAGGCGCCTGCTGAAAAGGACGATTCGACGCCTGAGGCGTAGGATCCGTTCCATCTGACGCCGTTCCTTTTATGCGGGCCGCTTTTTCCTATTCCTGAGGAGTTCCCGATGGGCGTACGCGCGAAGTTCAAATGCGTCGGCGTTGAGGATAACGCCGACAATGGGAAGAATATTCGCATGGAGGCGGTTGTTGACGGCAGTCCGGAAAATAAGGAATTTTTCCGCTGGACGCCGTCCGGCTCGTTGATGCTGGGGTGCGTCAACCCCGCCGCAAACGAACAGTTTGTCGCCGGGCAGGAATATTTCATTGACATTACCCCGGCCCCCGCTGTTGTCGATCCGGCTAATCCCACTGGGCTGTAAACCGTGGGACGTCCCGGACGTAAAAAGCAGAATACGCAGAAACCCCGCGCGTTCGACGCGATGGGGAAGGCAATTGAGATTCGTCCGCAGGCCGGCCCGCAGGAAACAGCCTGCGCGTCGCCTGCGGACATTCTCATTTTCGGGGGCGCGGCCGGGGGCGGCAAATCGTACTATCTGCTTCTGGAACCCCTGCGGCATATCAATAACCCCCGATTCGGTGCCGTCATTTTCCGGCAGACGTACCCGCAGATTCGCAACGAGGGCGGTCTCTGGGACGAATCCAACGCGCTGTACGGGCAGTTGAACACCGTCGCGATTGAGACGCGGCTGGAACATACGTTCCCATCCGGGGCGACGGTTTCATTCGCGCATATGCAGCATGATCAGGACACGGAAAACTGGCGCGGGGCGCAAATTCCGTTGCTCTGTTGGGACGAATTGACGCAGTTTTCCAGCCGACAGTTCTGGTTCATGCTGTCGCGTAACCGATCAACCTGCGGCGTTCGTCCGTATGTGCGCGCGACATGCAATCCGGATTCTGAATCATGGGTGGCGGAACTAATCGCCTGGTGGATCGATCAGGAGACGGGATATCCGATCCAGGCCCGTTCCGGCGTTATCCGCTGGTTCGTCCGCGATCGTGACGAAATGCACTGGTTCGATGATCGGGCGTCCGCGGTTGAATTTGCAAAAACCCTGATTCCTGATGAGGTCGAGGGGGACGCGCGCGAAGTTCTACTGCAGAACGCACAGGAACGCCCAAAATCGTTTACGTTCGTCGCGGCCAACGTCGAGGATAATACCGCGTTGATGCGGAACGACCCCGGGTACATGGCAAACCTTATGGCCCTGGACGTTGTCGAACGCGAACGCCTGCTGCGCGGGAACTGGAAGATTCGGCCGGCGGCCGGGATGATTTTCCCGCGCGACAAATGGAAACGCGCCGGGGCGTTGCCGCCCGGGGAATACACGTTCTGTCGGTTCTGGGATAAGGCCGGCACTGAGGGGGGCGCGGGCGCGCGTACGGCGGGAGTCCTGATGGCGATGCGGGTTGACTGGTTGTCTGACGAAAAAACAAAACGCATGCTGCGCATGCCGCATTTTTATGTGCTGGGCTGCGACTGCGGACGATGGTCGGATTTCGACGTCGAGGATCGGATGCTGTCGAATGCCGAGAAGGATCGACAGCGCTGGGGTTACGTCGAAATCGGGATGGAACAGGAACCCGGTTCAGGCGGTAAATTTGCCGCCAAATTCAGTATTCGTTCGTTGTCGGGTTATCCCGTTTTTGCCGTGACGGCGTCCGGTTCCAAGGCGTCCCGCTGGCGCCCGCTGGCGGTTCAGCAACAGGCCGGAAATGTTACTGTAATCACGTCGGATGACTGGGACTGGCGGGGATTCGAGGCGGAACTGGATGCGCTGTCCGGGGATGAGATTATGGACACCCGGAAATTGAAGGACCGGGCGGATGCCGCGGCGGGCGCGTTCAATCGCCTGGCCCTGTCCAATAAGGTCCAGTTCGGCGGGATGTTCGTCGTGAACGTCGCGTCCCCGATGCAGTCCGATATAGACGCGTTGCGGAATGAGGATCCGTCTGATAGGTTTCAGCGCGAGAAGCGCGAGCTCATTGCCAGTATGGCGGCGTCGATTGACGCGGAGAATGGGGGCGATTAGGTATGTTCGGAAAATTCGCGCGATGGGTTCTGCGGAAAATGGAATCTGCAGCAATTCAATCGCTGGCTGAGGAGTTGCTGGTTGCCCGGGAGCGGGACATACCGCGACTCGAACGCAAAATCGAGGTTCTTGAGGAACATATCCTTCAATTGAATGACGTGCTTGCCCGCGATCGGAAGCGTATCCAGGCGGAAACTGCGGGACATGCGGATAAGATTGCGGCCGGGGAGGCCTGACGATGAATCATGCAGTTGAGGCGCGTAACCGGGCGGATCAAATGGTGAATGCCGCCCGATCGCGGCGCGCCGTTCGCAATCCTGGGGGATCATCAGGCGGCAGCGCGCAGATTCCGGGCGTGGAGTCGGATGCGACGAACCGCGCCCGGCGCCAGTACGGGAAAAACACCGGCTGGGTGTACGCCAGCATCCGCCCGATCGCCGTTCGCGTCGCGCGCCAGCCGTTCCGCGTCGGGAAAATCAAGGAACGGGACGCCGGGGAGAAGGAATCCCCGGAATCGTTCGCGGTTAAAAATCGGCTGCCCTGTCATCTGAAAACGCAGCTCAGCGAAAACGTCACGGTTGAGCTCGTCAATAAGCATCCGATGTTACAGGCGCTGGCCGACCCCAATCCGATGATGACGGAATGGGCGCTGAAATTCGTAACGGCCGCGTCCGCCCAGTTAACGGGCTGGGCGTTCTGGTGGATGTGGAGGGCTGACCCTAAGGACCCGGAACGAAATGGAACCGGCTGGGATATCTGGCCCGTTCCGACGCATTGGGTGAAAAAGGCAGAAAAGGGAAAGGGCTGGGACGTTACCGCCCCCGGGGAATCTAAGCCGGTATTTGTCCCGGCCGAGGACATGGCGGTTTTTTATTACCCAGATCCCGAAAATCCGTCCCGAGCCCGCGGGCCGATGGACGCGTCAGAACTCGTCGCGTCCGCGTCGGAAAAGGTGACCGTCGCCCAGTCTGCGACGTTCGATAATGTCGCCCTGCCTACGATCATTTTCCGTTCCGGGGTGGTTGAGGCGGCGGACGGTACAAAATCCCTTCCGGAATTTACCGACGCCCAGAAGCAGACGATTGAGGCGACGTTGCGGCAGCTCTACCGCGGCGTCCACAAATGGGGACGGTTCCTCGTCACGGACAAAAATATCGAGGACGTCGATCTCCTGTCGCAGAAGCCCTTTGAGATGGATTTTCAGCAGTCAGGGCAGATGCTCAAGGAAGAAATCATGCAGATTTTCGGGGTGAATCCGGCCGTCGCCGGGCAGCTCGAAAACAGCAACCGGGCATCCGCGACCGTCGCGACGGAATCGTTTCTGGACAATGTCGTTAATCCCCTGTTGACGATGATGTCGCAGGCGCTGAATCAATGGGTCCTGCCGAAATTCCTGGCTGGGGCTGTCGCTAACGCGGCGCGGGAACTGTCCGCCTGGATCGAGGAGGCGATTGCGTATGACCCCGACGGGGTTCGCGCGAATGTTACCACCCTGTTGGGTTCCAGCGGTATTACGGTGGATACCGCCCGGTTTGTCCTGATGGGCCTGCCGCCGCTGCCGAATGGCTGGGGGAACCAGATTCTGGTGAAGGCCGGTATGAAATTGCAGCGGGTTGACCAGACGCCTGAGGAGGCGGCGGCCGATGAGCAGGCGAAAATAGACGCGCAGAATGCGGCCCGGATGGCAGGGCAGCAGGGTTCCCCGGCCGCGAAGGCCCTGGCGGGTTCGTTTTCGTCCCTTTGGCTAAAAACCCACGGGTTCCACGAGGGGGAACTGGCGTCCGTCATGCGACGGTTTTTCCAGCAGCAGACGGCGTCCATTCTGTCGCGCGTGCGGGAAACGCAGGGGAATTGGACGCCTGAGGCGGTTTTTGTTCCCGAGGATTGGGATGCGAAATTGATTGCCGCTGTACAGGTTCCCCTCGCGCGGGCGGGATTTCAGGGGGCTGCGCGCGGGCAGTTGATGTCCCGGAAGGACTCCGTTGATTCCGTCCTGACGGTTCTTCCGACAAATGTTCAGGCGGCCATTCGGCAGACGCTGTCCCAGGTTCTGGCTGAGGATTACTGGGCGGAAATTAACATCAAGACGCAATGGAAATTGCGATCCCTGTTTATTCAGATGTCTACGAATGGCTGGGATTTGACGAAACAGATCGCGGCCATTCAACAGGTTCTGGGGGTCCAGCCCGCCCGGGCCGAGAACATTGCCCGAACGGAAACGACGGGGATGCTGAATGCCGGGGCGTATGCAGTTGCGCAGGAAATGGCGGAGGATCCGGGCGGCCCCCGAACAAAAACCTGGCTGGCGACTGAGGACGAGGCGACGCGCGACGCGCATTTCGCCGCGAACGGCCAGACGGTTGGAATTTCTGAACTATTCGTTTTGTTTGATCCTGAAACCGGAATTACGGAGTACGCCCCCTACCCGGGGTATCATAAATTGTCGGCGAAACAGCGGTGTAATTGCCGCTGTACCCCGACGACTGGCACCGGGGATGTCGGGGATTTCATTGACGGATTCGCAGCATAGGGGGTAGGAAAATGGCGGCGGGCAGGACGTCGGACGACGATCGAAACGACAGGTTTCGAATAGCGATGCGGGCTGAACTGGATAAACTTCTGGATGCGGTTGCCGGGGATGTCAACGCGTATGGTACGATTTCCCTTGAGGTGCCGTTCGAGAAGGGTTATTTTCAGTCCGTCAAGGCGGGGATGCACAAACGGATTTTTCCGTCGTCCCCCTGAATAAACCGGCTATCGAAAAAATCGAGGCCCCCAGGTAATTCACCTGCGGGGCTTTTTTTTATTTTCTGGGGAATGCCAATGTCCCGCGAATTGATCCTCGCGTCCGCCAAAACCAGCAAACACGGAATCATTCGCGCAGACAGGTATTTTCGGGAAATTGAGGGTTGCCTCAACGGCGGCCTCTGCCCGACGAAACTGTACGGCGACCATCCCCCGGGGGACTGGCAGAAGGAACTCGCCGCGGCCGAGGGGAAATTGACGTACAGTCACCCCGACATGGACATCAAGGACGTCGGCATTGCCGGGCTGTCCCTGTCCCACGGTTCGATCATGGATTTCGACTGCGTCATTACTACGACGACGCGCGATCGGGACGGGGACGTGCTGGAGACGAAGGGGGCATCGTTTGATTTGCGGATGCCGCTGCTCTGGCAGCACATTCCGATGGCCCCGATCGGCAAAATGGTCAGTCTGATCAGCCATACCGATAACGAGGCCCGCGGCCGGTTCGCGATCGCGGACATTGCCCAGGGGCGCGATGCCGCGGCCCTGATCGACATGGGCGCCCTGCGGATTTCCCACGGATTCATGCCCGAGGAGGATGGGTATGAGCCGCTGAAGGGTACGGACGGTTGGCACATCACGAAATTCAAGGTTTTCGAGGCGTCAACGGTTTCCGTCCCGTCGAATGTCGACGCGGTTATTACTGTTTTCAGCCGCGGGAAACTGCACGACCCTCTGATCAAACAATGGGCCAAGTCGTATTTCGACAACCGAATCAAAACGTTCGCGTTTTCGCCGCAACGGCTGGTTGAACTGGATGACAAATTCAACAGGCTGAGCACAAGCGTTGCAGAATTGGCCCCAAAGACCCAGCCCCCGGAAACATTCACGACGACTGTTTTGACGCCGAAGGCGGCCTGCAGTTGCGGGACGAAAAATCATGCGCCGGCCGAGGAGCCTGAGGAAACGACGGAACGACCCGAACGTCAACTGCCCGCGACGGATGACGCGACGGGGATCACGGAATATCCCGTCGACAAATCCGCCCCGCGTTGGAATCTGAAACTGTCCGCGCGGTTCAACCGCAAACAGTTCGACACGAACAACGAGTACCTCGAGGCGTCGAAACTCGAGTACGAATGGGTTGCAAAACATTGCAACTGCCAGGTAAAGGACCTGTTCAAAAACACGACGGATATTCCGTCTGCCCGAATGGGTTCGTTCCTGACGGGCGTTCAGCGGGTTTGCGTCAACGACAAGGTTCAGGATGTTCGGAACATCACGCACGAGGGCCGGGAAAACCCGCCAGCGTACGAGGTGATTGAACTGACATCTGAACGGAACGCGTCGTTTCTGATCGAGGGGATGCAATTTTATGTTGGGCCGGACGGCCCGTTCGTCGTGAAATATACCCCGACATGGACGGGGATTTACATGACGGTTTACACGTCCCTGAAAAACGAGGCCAAGAATCGGGCCGTTATTGAAAAATCCTGGGAATGGGCCAAGGTGAATAATTTCCTGAAGGGCGAGGCATTTTCGCTGTCCGGGGAATTCCTGCCGCGGGACGAACTGTCGTTCGAGGATGTTTTCCTCGACGGCAAGCAGCAAACCCCGATTGAACGGATGCTGAAAAACCTCAACGAAAAACAGGGCCGCGCGGCAAATCGCGGGATGGTTTTCATGGGGCCGCCGGGCACCGGAAAAACCCTATCCGCCCGCGTCGTCAAAAACCAGGCTGAGGCGTCGTTCATCTGGATCAGCGCGCGGGACCTGTATTATTTCAGCCCGTACGGCGGTATCCGATATGCGTACAGCCTGGCGAAGGAACTGGCCCCCTGCGTGATCGTGATGGAGGATATCGACAACTGGTTCTATGACGACACGATCGATTTGCTGAAGGCTGAAATGGACGGCGTCGGGCGTTCGTCGGGCGTGATCACGATTCTGACTACCAACTTCCCGGAACGTCTGCCCGAGGCCCTGTTGGATCGTCCGGGGCGTTTCCACGACGTCCTGAAATTCGACTGTCCGGACGAAAAGGTCAGGGAACGGATGCTATCAAAATGGCTCCCCGATCTCCCCGACGCGGAACGGAAAACCGTCGTCGCGGAAACGGACGGGATGTCCGGGGCGCATCTGTTTGAGTTGTCGGAATACGCCAAGTCGATTTCCGAGCAGGACGAAATCGAAATTTCCCCGGCCGTCAAACAGGCCCTGGAGAAGGTCCGCGAACAGCGCGAATTGATCAACGAACAATGGGCTGGCGCGTCGCGACATCGTCCGCGTAAGGAACTGGCGGATTTCGTCATGAAATCCCGTCCGGAATTTGCTGTCGTTAAGGACTCGGGCAAAATGATGAAATGCCCTGAATGCGGGCATCAGGGAACGATGGCGCAATTTGATAATGCGGATAAGTCCGCGGCGTCCTATACGGCCATTGCAGCCCAATTTTTGTATGGGGCTGTAAAAAATGCGGGTATTGCAAAACGAATCATCGAATCCGCGTCCCGTCAGATTGACGACGCGGAACTCGAATCCGAGCTTCTTTCTTTGGTTTAGTCGGGGCGTCCCCGGCGGCATTTCCTTTTTTGGAGTATGACATGAAGGTTTCCACGAAACTTCGGGACCATATGGTTTCGAAATCGCTGGTCGCCGCCGACGTCACCGACGAGGCGCTGGGCCGGGCGGCTGCTGATGCAATGGTTGGGGGCCGATTGTCCCCCAGCGAGTACGAAACGCTGACGGCCGAGGAGAATCCGGCGAACCGGATCAAGGGCCTGATCGATTCGGCGATTGACGAACGGCTGAAGCCGCTGCAGGCGGGCATTGATCGCCTGTTGCAGCAGAACACACCCACCGCGCCGCCGGCCGGAGAAAAGGCAGCCCAGACGGACAGCCCGCAGGATCTGTATGATCGCGCGAACAAAAACCTGGACCCCAACGGCCAGGTTCGCGTCAAGGCGTTCAGCGAGCGGTACAGCGGCGTGAAATCCGCGGCTGTCTGGGCGCCGAATCCCCGCAAGGAGCACCGCGAAAATACCGGGGAATATGCCCCGGGACAGCGCGCGTTCATCCTCGAGGGATCGGACGGGAGCAACATCGTTGCCCCGCGGTACATCGACACGCCGTCCGAACTCGAAAAAATGAAGTCGGCGGCGTTCCTCAAGTTCCGCATGCTGCAGGACATTCCCGAACTTCGCAAATCCTGGCGGATGAACGAGGAGGAAATGGGCCTGCTGAAGGAATGCGTCCATAAGGACAAATGGACGGGCTGCGTCGGCAAGGGGGACAACCTCCAGATGCAGCGGCGTTTCCTGAATGACATGGAAACGAAGGCCGTCCTGGATGACGTCACCTCGGGCGGCGCTGAGGCCGTTCCTGAATTCTTCGACGACGACATCATCCGCACGCCGCTGTTGTTCGGGGAACTGTCCCCGTACATTCAGTACGTTCCGGTGTCGCGCGGTTCGTCGGCTGACGGGTTTTCGATCGGAACCCCGACGTTCGTTTCGACGGCGTCAGGAACTGCGATTACCCCATTCACGACGACCGGGTTCGTCACGGCGTTCGACACCACGTTCTATCCGGCATCGTGCGCCTTCGAATGGGGCCGCGATTTCGAGGAGGACGCGACGCCGAACTTCATGGCGGCCGTCATCGCCCAGATCGGCGACGAGTCGAAGCGATGGCTGGACGAGCAGATCGCCATCGGGGACGGAACTACCGAACCCCAGGGTATTTTCGTTGCGTCCGGTACGCAGGTTCCCCCGAACAGTTCCCACACGTTCGCCTCGATGGTTTACAGCGACGTCGTGAAGCTGGCGTTCGGTATCGGCAAGGCCGCCCGAAACAATTTTGGCGGGAACTTCACGCGGTTTGTCATGAACGACGCGCAGTACCGCGTCTTCATGCAGCTCGCGACGGGCGTCACGGGTGATACCCGCCCGATCTTCGGGATGAACTGGAACGCCTATCGCCTCGGCGACTATGGCGTTTCGATTCAGAACAACATCTCGAACGGCAACCTCGGCCTCTGCAACCTGCGGGGATACCGCATGTACCGCCGGGCCGGGATTTCGTTCACGATGGAGGACCGGGGCCGCACGTTGCTGTTGTCTAACAGCAAACTGCTCCTCGCCCGTATGCGTTGGGGCGGTCAGTTGACGCTCCCATCAACGTACATGGCCGAAATGATCTAGGCCGACGTTTCCCCTGTTCCCGGGTGCTCTGCAATTTCCCGCCGCCATTGGCACCACCCGGGGGCAGATTTTTTCTATCTATCGCGCGTTTGTTTGCTGATTTTTGTCCGAGGAAAAATCAACGAGGAATATTATGTCTGCTATCCGTGCTGGCGAGATTGTCATTGAAATCGACCACCCCCGAAATGGGGACGTCATGTTCGATCCGATTGCGCTGGCGTTGCGCAGCCGGTTCATTACCCATCGTTCCGGCCCGCGCGCCCAGGCCCCGTTGAATCAGTTCAATACGGCCCCGATTCCCGGGCAGCGGATTCACTTGGATCTGAAACGGGGTATTGGCCGCATTACCGACCCGCTGGCGGATCCGGAAAATGCGGAACTGCTGAAAACGATCAACGACGTTAATGTTTCCCTGCAGCCCCCGCGCCCGCTGGCCTGCGCGCAGCCGGAACTGGAGTTTCGCCTGCAGACGAAAAACGGCAGCGGCGATCGCGAAACCTGGATGTATTTCATGCGTCGGCTGTTGGAGCCGAATCTGATGAATACGGCCGAGGGCGCGAAACCGAACACGGCCGCCCTGCCGCAGAAAATGGCCCCGATGGCGCGGATGGTTCAGGACAATTTCCCGTCCCAATACCCGACGACGCTCGAACTGCGTCAAACGGGACTGGTGAAAACCTGCAATCCGATGCGCCTCCCCGGGGAATCCGCATTCATTCCGATTTTGTCGGACGAGGAAATCGAATCCCGAAAGGATGAACTGGCGGCCGTCGGGACATGAGAATCGGTTTGGTTTATGAGCCGCGCCCTCGGACGTGGCCCAAGTTCCAGTGGGTGGCGGACGCACTCCTGGAACTGGGCCACGCCTTGATCCATCTAACGTCGATTGAGATGTTAATGGATGTTGAAAAAACGTGCGATCTGGTTTTGTTCGAACATCGGGAAAACCCGATCGGACGAAAACAAATCGCTAAACAGGGCGCGGGGCATAAATCAATCTGGGTTCAATGGTGGTTTGACCTGTTGATTGAGCAGCGACATCAGGACCTGATTACGGTTTTCGGGGATCTGATGCGGACGATGGATTTTGTCGCGGTTAAGGAACGCTGCGTTGACCGTTATCAGCAAGAATTCGGAATCAATGCGTTTCGGCTGGATCAGGGATGCCCGCCCTGGATGGGTGCCGTTCAATACCAGTCTGATCCGGAATTTGATGTCGTCATTTTTGGAACGCGAATGGAGGAATATTCGCAGCGGTATGATGAGGCCCGAATTCTGGCTGCCGCTGATTTTCGCGTTGCATGGGCTGGCGACAATGGGCTGCCGCCGCCGGGCGTTACCGACATTTCGTTCTGTCCCGCGGGGGAGCTTCCTGCCCTTCTTTCCCGCGGGGCAGTTTGTCTCTGCGTTGATTTGCGGGACGACGTTCCCGGGTACTGGTCGGATCGGGTTTGGTTGGCGGGCGGCGCAGGGGCGTTTGTTCTGCACCGGCATATTCTGGGCGATCCAGGGCCGGAGTTTCCCCATCAGACATACGAGGATGGGTTAACCGAAACAGTTTCCAGCATTTTGCTCGGGGGTAAATGGTCCGAAATAGGGCGGTTGGCCCGGGAAATAGTCATGCGGGATTTCACGTACGCGAAACGCTGCCAGGAATTGATCAATGTCTGTTGCCGATAATTCTGGGAAAAAATGCAGGCGATGCGGCGGTGCCCGGGTAATTCGCGTTGCGGCAGAGGACGGGCGATACGAAACGAAGTCCTGTCCGATTTGCGGTGGTTCCGGAAAACAGAAACTCCGAACAAAATAAATGTCATTTTCCCTAACAGCGAACGTCGGCCGTACGCAGGATTTTGCTGGTACGGTTTATGAGGACGACGGGACAACGGCGGTCACTGGATCCGCTGTGGGGACTGTGCTTCGATTTAAGGCGTATCGCCGGAACGGGGCGACGCCGATTCTGGATCTGGATTCAATCGGGGCGGCGTCAGGCGGTTCTATCCTGACGTTCGACAGGACAACCGGCGCCTATACCCTGAAAATCGCCGGGGGCGATACAGCGGGCCTGCCTCCGCTGGTGTACGACGCGGAATTGTCGCTCGTGGATACCGGGGACAGCGATCGAATTAAATCGGTCGAATACGGCGTTTTGAATCTGCTGGAGGCCCCTGGCGGGGATATCGGGTTAACCTAATGGCGTCCATTGCATCGGTTGGCGACGTTCTGACCTATCTGCAAATTGCGGATACGGCCACCGCTGCGCAGCGCGCCCTGTTGAATATGCTGATCCCGATGGCGGAACGCGCCATCCATTCGCACATCAAATACAATCCGCATTATGCCCTACGTACGGAATATTACCCGACGCGCGCGGGCGTTTCGGTGACGGATGAGGACCCGACATTTGACGTCGTTGATAATCGCGTCGTCGTTGACGGCGGGGATGCCGGCGAGGATGCCCTGTTGATCGCCCGTTGTCTGCCGGTGCGTTCCGTCGTCGCTGCATATGTCGACTGGAACGCCTATGGGGGACAGGGGCCGAACGATTTCCTCGCGGAAACGCAGTTGACGGCCGGGCGGGATTTCTGGGTGGATTTCGATGAGGATGGAATTTCCCGAACGGGGTTCATTCGCAGAATCAATGCGACATGGCCGGGACGTAAGGGGACGGTGAAACTCGTCTACTATTCCGGCTATACGGCGGCTGAATTCGACGGCGGCACATCCCCGGAAATTAACGCGTCTGACATGCGGCTGGCGGCAATTCTGGCCGTCGTCAAACATGCGAAACAGTCTGAGGTTTGGCAATCCGGGACATCCGCCGGCGTGGGGCCGTTACGATCAGAATCGATTTCGGTTTCCGGGCATTCTGTCAGCTATGACACGTCCCTGGCGGGGAAAAATGTTGCAATGTCCATGTCCCTGCCGGGGGAATCCTGCGAACTGTTGGTCCCGTACGTCAGGAGGACGGCATGAGCCTCCTGACTACGAATCTGAAGACTGTCACGATCAAACGGCAGACGACTGCAAAAACCGTCACCAAGGGTAATGCCAGAACCTTTTCAACGGCCGCCCGCGGCAGTCTACCCACGTCCGCGTCGGGTCGGTTGATGAAGGCCAGTCCCCGGGAGCGCGAGCAATATGGAATCCGCGATGAGGACGCGACGGATTACATGCTATTTACGTCCAACCCGCGCGTGGATAACCGCGATCAATTCATTGTGGCGGCGACGGCGACGACGCCCGAACGCACGCTCAATGTGCTGACGCTGACGAACGTTCAGGAATTGGACCGGCTGTGGATTGCATCCCTCGAGGAATCAAATCGGGGGGTCAAATAATGGCCGGGTATGAAATTCGATGGTATGGAAAATCGGTCGAACGGGAGATTCACACCGAACTAATCCGCCGCATGGATCAATGCGCGCAGGAAACGACGCAACACGTAAAACATAAACTGTCCGCCGGACGACGCGGGCACGTTGGGACGCATGCGGATAGTTACGCCGCCGGCGCCCCGCCGCACGTTGACAATGGGCAGTTGCGGCAGTCCATTTTCTGGGAACGGCGGGGGGATTTGGTACGGATCATCGGGACGCCATCGAAATATGCATTGACGCAGGAATTGGGAAAAACCATCCGGCCGAAAAACGGTAAGTACCTGGCGATCCCCCTCAGTCCCCAGGCCCGGACATTTCGGCGGCGCGGGGGCCGGGCGTTGGATTTCATGCCGAACGGAAAACGATTACGAAAAATCGTTCGATCCGCCGCCACGATTTTCCTTGTTGAGACGATCGGGGGCCGGAACCGTCGTTCGATCATTCATTACGTTATCACGACTGAGGTGACGATTAAACCGCACCCATTCCTGCGCCCGTCGCTGGATGAGATGCGGCCCCGCTATCAACAGATTTTTGGGGGGCCGGCATGAGCGCAGGATTGAACTCCGCCTTATGCGCCCGCTGGGACGCGAAAAACCTGGATGCGGTCATCCCCGGGGGTTTGTCCCGCGGATCTGCGCCTGAGGGATTGGCGGCAGGCGTGGCATATGCCACGTACATGGATGTGACGTCCGCGAAGGTTTCTGCGTCGAAATCCAGCCGATACATTCGCTGTTCCATCCAGATCGACAACTACGCGTATAACGACGCGGACGCGGACGCGGGGGCCGTCGCGATTCGCGAGGCCCTGACGAACGCTGACCGGGCCGCGGCGAATGCGATGACGATGGGACAAACGACGGGGACGATTGTTTCCATCGAACCCGACGGGGATCCGATCGCGTCTGAGGAATCACGGGACGTCTGGCGCGTCACGCAAACATTCGCGGTTGTCTATTCCGAATCCCGAAATCTGGCCCCGGCCTCGTAACAATGTCCATCACCGTTACAGCCCAGACAGAAATCAACTTTAACTTCAGTTCGTTGAACGATCTGAATGGGGCAACCAGCGCGCCCGCCAAGCGTGAATATAGTTCTAGGGGGGACAGCAAACGGGCGTGGACATTCGGCACGGGCGTTTCGATGGCGACGCGCCCATATGCGAAACGGCGCAGCCTGACGGCTGCATCCGGTACGGATGATATCAACCTGTCCGCGTTGGTGTGTCCCGATTTCGGCGACACGATTAATTTTGAAACCATACGCGTCATTTACATTAAAAATCAGGAGCCGGTGTCGGCGAATGGCGCGAATCTGTTGATCAAACCCGCCCCGTCAAACGGCTGGACGGCCCTGTTTAACGACGCCGTGATTTCGTCCGGGAACGTGATCAAACTTGGGCCGCAGGATGAATTCTATCTGTCCCGTATGACTACGGGGATCCTTTGCCCGACAATCGCATCAGTCCTGCGGATTTCGCATGACGGCGGATCGTCCGGCGCGCTGGATTATGATTTTGCGCTGTTGGGTACTGTTTAATCCCTGAAATATTCTGGAGGATTAGATTATGTCGGGTACGCTGGAACGGGGTATTTCAGGCAATAAGGGCTGGGCCGTCGTTGGCTCGTGTACGATTGCCGAATTCACGGATTTTCAATTTACCCTGGATAAGGGGTTGAAAACCTACAACAGCAAGTCGGGCGCCGGCTGGCAGAAAACTCAGATCGGAAACAAGAAGGTTTCCGGCACGGTGAAGGGGAAGTACAATTCCTCGGACCCGATCGATACGCAGCTCAACACGGACAGTATCGTGCAAATCCGGTTGAACTTCGACAGTAGCCCGCCGAAGTATTTCAGCGGCCCGGGACGGTTCGGGCAACTGGAATTCACAGTCAACAACGACACGGGCGACATCGAGGAATGGTCGGCCCCGTTCGAATCGGATGGCCCCTGGGCCTTCAACTAATCGTTCTGTTCCGTCAATTTTCCTCATTTTTCATTCCGAGGTGAAAAATGGCCGAGACATCTGTCGCGCCGATTGTCGGCGCTGGCGGCGTTGCTACGTTCATGGGGCGTCAATGGACAATCCGGGGACGTACCGTTGAATATTACGCGATGCTTGAGGCGGAAATCATGCGTCTGCGGGGGGACCCGCTGCAGCGGCTGGTTTCCGCTGCAGCGGAGTATCGCAACGACCCGCAGGTGGTGAATAACGTTGCCGTAGCCCTGTCGAAGAATTTTCGGGGCTGGGCGACATGCAGCTACGCGGATTACACGGAGTTTCACAACAGTCCGTATGGCGAGGCGTTTCAAATCTGGATGGCGATCCGCGATCAGGACCAAGCGTTGACGATTCGCGGCGTTCTGTTCTGGTTGATGGAGACGGCCGCTGAGGATCCCGCGCTGTTCATGCAGGCCCGAACCGAAATCCTGGATGCGATTGATCGGGCATCCGGGCATACGGCGCTGGGAAACTCCTGAGCCCCCCAGGCGGGGGCGATAATGGGGAGGGATTCCCGTGGAAACTGATATTTCGTCATTTCGCAACGGAGTTCCATTGGGGGCCGGACCAGGTTTTACGTCTGACGATCCCCGCCGTGTCGTTGTATTTCAGTCCGATCGAGGACGCCCTGGGGAAAACAAAAACGACGAATCCCAACGTTTCGTATCGTAAAAAGGCAGAATTTCAACAACGTTTGGCGGATGGAATTGAGTACGCTGAACGGGTTTTGTCAGGCGGGGAATAATGGGTAGAAATCGTCTTGCCGAGGCGTTCATCGAGATTGCTGTTCGGGATTCTGGCGTCCCGCGCAGTCTGGATCGAAATCGTCAGGCCGTTCAAACGCATCTCCAGGCCACCAGCGCAGCGTTTCTTCGCAATATTAAACTGCGTGAGGACGCGGAATCGACGCTGGCCGCTAAATTGCAGGATATGCGGGTTATTGAACGCCCGCCCATCGACCCCCGCGTTGCCCAGCAACGTCAGGCCGATTTGTCGGCCATGCGTTCGCATACAGCCCAGCGGACGCAGTTGATGGATCGCGAGCAGCAGCGACAGGTTGAGGTCGCGGCCGTCGGACGACAAACCGCCGCATCGCAGAAGGCCGCCGATCTCGAGGCGATGCGGATGTCCCGGCGGAAATTCGAACAGCAGCAGGCCGAGGACGCCGCCCGGCAACAATCGTTGCAGCAATGGATTGCGCAGGGACGTCCCCGCGTTGACAGGACGATGGTTGATCCCCGGGCGCGCGAGGCTGCCCAGCATGCGCAGGCCGCGGCACAGGCCCGCATGAATCGATTCAATCAGGCGTTGTTGCAGGCCTCGTTCGGTGCCCAGGACTTTAGCGTCATGTACGGCCCGATGGGCCTGCAGGGGGCATTGCGGGCGTCGGTGAACAACTGGTCGCAGGTGGCGGCGATTATCAATCCGCTGCAGGGGGCGTTTGTCGGGTTGGGCCTGACGTTGGCGACGGTTCTCTATCCGTATCTGCTGGATACAGGAAACGCCGCGGACGACACGGCAAAACGCATGGAACGGTTGGCGGCATCTGTGCAGCATTTGCAGAACCGCGCGAAACTGAATGTCGATCTATTCCGGGCGGACATTATGCCCGGGGAATTCGGCAGTTCCCACGAGGGCCTGGCCCGTCAAAAATCAGTAGATGATGAAATCGCAGTTACTAAAAAGGAGATCGAGGAGGAACGTCGCAAACTCGAGGATATGAAAAAATTGCGACAACCCGAGGGCATCGGCTCGGCCCGTGTAGATGTCGGTAATATGGGCATGGACTTTTTCCGCGGCGAACTGGCGAACGCCGTTGAGGCGGCGGGAGGTAAGGGGATAAACGCATGGGGGCCTGCGATTCGCGATTTGATGGGGAAGGGCGCGGCGGATATTGGTGACGGGTTGATCGCGACGTTCAATGATAAAACGGGACAGGTGACCGTCGGGCGTGCCCGTAGTGCTGATGAACTCAAAAAAATCAATGAGGACGTCGCCGCGTCTGAGGCCAGAATAGCGGAAAAGTCAAATGATGTTCTGGTTAAGGAACGCGAACGCGTCAGGATCAAGGAACGATTGAAGGAGGTTGGCAACAAGGAACTGGGCGAAATTAAACGCGGGTTGGCCGCGACGGATGATCTGGGGCGGAAACTGGTTCAGATTGAGGAAAACCGTCGGGCGAAGCGTAAAAAGGCAAACGAGGCGATGGATGCTACCGGAACGACAACGGCCGGTATGAAAATGCTTGATGATATCGACGCCCAGGCGGACAAGGAACGACGCGACGCGATCAAGGAGGACGACAAACGGAAGAAGCAGGAGGCGAATTCCCAGTTCGCGCAGACGCGGCGATTGGTTGGAGAAATGCGGGATGACATCGCCCCCGCATTCGCCCCCGTCGGTCGCATCCTGGACCAGATGAAGGAACGGAAGCGCGAAATCGCTGACATGGAAAATATTTCGGTTGAGAAACGTCAGGCATTAATGGCGATGACGGATGCCGCCGGCCGGAAGCAATTAGACGAACTGGCGAAGAAGCGCGTCGCCCCGTCGTTTTCTGGAATTGCAGAAATGGGGAATCGCGTACAGTTGTCGTTGATGTCCAGCGGAACGGAGCAGGACATCCGCAAAACCGCGCAGTACGCGAAAATGACTGTTTCGCAGCTCGAGAAAATTAACGAAAATCTGGAACCCGCCGGATATAAGGATTAGGCCCGCATGGCTGTAGCATACGATGAATGCGCCGGGTCCCCGGTATTCAATTTCTCGAATGGGAGAATGAGTATTGAGCGACAGGTGATTATTGATTGGGATGACGCGTTAACCTATGCCGATGAACTGATGCCCGCCGCTACGACGTTGGGCCAGAATTCTGTCAGCGGCGTGGGGCAGAAGATGCCCGGATTGCCGCAGTTTCGGGTTTCGTCATTCAAAATCAAACCGCATCATGACGACGCGGCTAATAGCGGCGTGGATACGAACGGGGTTCTGGCGCATGAACTCGCCAAGGTTGACATTACCTACGAAATCCCCGGCGTCGGCGCCCTGCCGGACACCAGCGGCCAGCCTATCAATTATGATCCCAAGGAGATGCTGTCGCACCAGATGACGGGCGGTGGGCAGTTCCTGACATTCGAGGATTCCGGGGGGCTGGTTTGGGACGCGGACGGAAAACGCGTCCCATCAGGAACCGTACGCGGGATTTTTGTTCCCACGATTGAACATACGATCGTGGACCATATCGTCGAATCCCCGAACTGGGCGGCCCTCGATGGAAAAATGGGCCAGTTGAATAATGCCACGTTTCGCCTGCGCGGGGCGGACGATGAAAAGGAGACGCTGCAGTATCTGGGCTATGACAGTAAACAGGTGACGATGTCGTTTCTAGGAACGCGGTTCTGGGAAATTTCCGTCAAAATTTCTCGTAAAAAGGTGACGGCGGCCGACGTCGCGACATGGGGCTCATCTGTCGGTGGGCACAATCATTATTGGGATGAGCAGAATCAGGGATTTTTCCGGATTCGAAAATCTGCCGCGGCCCAGGGCGGCGCGTCAATGTTCGAAACGTTTAATTTCGCCACGTTGTTCCAGGCGGGCAATCAGCAATCGTAAACGATGGACGCAAAATTCAGCCGCGTTGTGAAGGGCGAACGCCCGTCCGCCAGTCGCGATAATGCGATTGCGTCCGAGGTGGAGCGCCTGTCCCGTCGTCATAACGGCGGCGATGCGTTTATTGATAACGGGAACGGCTATTTCCCGATTAACGATCATCGGGATTTGATTCTGGTTGAAAACGCAGGGTCAGAGGAAATCCCCGCGTACGCCCTGATGGAAACGATGGTCGGTACATCGAACAGAACGGCGACGGGCCGCCAGGCGTCGGTTCGCGTTCGGAAAACTGACGCAAATGGATACGGCGCCCAATACAGTCATCTCGTCAACGGCCCAAATCCGATCAGCATTGCGGGGTATGGACGCGTCCTGCGGAATCAAAACTACGTGTGGGCGTTGTACGATTCGTCATTCGCCCCCACTGCCGTTGGACAGGTTCTAGGCCCCGCCCGTTCATCATTCAAATTGAAATTGAACGTTGGCGGATATGTTGTCGTCGGCGATATTATTACCGCGGATACGATCGTTCTCGTTTGCCCCTGCCCCTGTCTTGAATTCATCGGGACGACCGCATCGTCCGGATCAAAGGGCAGTACATGCACCGTCACGGCGCCAGACGGAACGGTGGTGACTGCCAATTGCCGGTACGTCGCGGTTTCGTCGGGCCAAAAGGTCCGCGTCGGCTGGATTCCGACTGCGAATACGGCGTCGGTCCGCTGGGAACTGATCGACAAGGAATGTTGAATGTCGCAGCTCTGGTTGCCCAGCCGAAAATTTCAATATTCTGAACGCGTCCCGGCCGGAATTGGTATGGGGGACTGTTGTTGCACTACCCCCAGTCCGTCCCCCAGCCCGTCCCCGCATTCGACAACGCCGGGAACCTGCGGCAACTGCACTACAATCCCAGCGCGGTGGACATTTTCTACTTCTGGCTATCACAGCACGACAGGAAACTGCGACGATTCGAGTTCCTGCGGACCGGACGGAACATTCGTTTTATCCTATCAGGGTAGCTGCGCGTGGATTTCTCCGAATGTCTGTCCACCTAGCGTGGCGTTCTGGCGGTTGTCATATAACCAATTCGGGGATTTTAGATGGATCCTGACGTGGTTGACCACTCTTATGGCGTTTGACAAGGCGGGCGCGTTGGTTACTAATTGCCTTATCCCGCTGACCCTGAACAGGGTTCCCGGAAGTAGTTGTTTAATCCCTGCCGGATCATCCGCCCCAACGACTATCACATTGACTCCGTCATGACATCGTCGCAATTGACATGTGTATTTCTGGACAACAGCAAACGGGTTTTGCCGAATCCTGTCACTGTTGGGTGTTTGAATTGCGGCCAGTTGATCACGACAAATACATTTCCGATTTATGCGCTTTGTGGCGATACGATCGGCGCCCCGATTGAATTTTCCTGCGTTCATCGCGGTTCGGTTGTAGATGTCCAGACGTGCCCGGCATGCGGCGGCGCGGAACGCCCCGTGGTAATTTTTAGTTGCCGAAAACACGGGCGATGTTCTGTGCATTCCTCCGGCGGCATTCGCGGCGTTAAAACATGCATCGCCTGCCCTGACAGACAGGAAAAACCCGACATTATTCCAGGCGAATTAATGGTCGGGTGTACGACTATTCCGCGGGGGCAGCCCTATTTAGAGCGGACGTTGATCAGCATAGAATCCGCAGATTTATTTCCGTATCTGTTTCATGATCGCGATGGAAACGCTGTCGTGAATTGGAAAATGGCGTTGGGCAGCCTGACGATGCACGACAGCGCCTACGTGCTGTTAATTCAGGACGACGTGGTTTTCTGCCGGAATCTGCGGAATTATATCAGCGCATTGAAATGGCCGGAGGACGCCGGCTGCATCAGTTTGTACACGCCCGACATAATCCCCGATATGTCCCCCGGATTGCATGCCGCTGGCGGGACGACGTGGGGGGCCTGCGCGTTGCTGTTCAGGACGAAAACAGCAATCGAATTGTTGAAAACGAGGACAGTGGCGACGTGGCCGATTGATCGGAGAATCGATGTGATGGTAGGTCAGGCGGTACGCGAACTGGGCCTGCGGTTTTACTACCATCGCCCATCGCTGGCGCAGCATATTGGGGAGGTTTCGTCGTTTCG